CTGCACCTAAAGTAGCAACAGCTCCAATAGTATCACCTGTATCCCAATCATCCCACCAATTACTATCTGAACTCATGTCTTACTCCTTTAATATTCTGACACACCGACTTCATCGGCATAACTTTGTTCATCAGCAGAGGACCAACCACCGCTGTTATCTGACACACCTACTGATGTATCATTCCTTGCTATTTCGTTTAAATCTATACTATTATTACTATCACTAAATCCAAAGAAGTTACTAATTGAATCACCTATACCGCTAAACATACCAGTGAAGTCACTTACCGATTCAGGTTCTTTACTAGGGTTCATCAGAGAGCTTCTATATTCAGGGTCTCTCCATCTCTCTTCACCACGTCTATCATAAGCTTCCATCATCTCAGGGTCAACGCCTTTATTTCTAGCTAAACCACCACTTACTGCGTTCATAAAGTTATCGTAACCTTTAGTACCTTGTTCTAGACCCATCGCTGTAGCCTCTCCATGCCAAGGGGAGTTACTCATACTTTCAGTATAAGTAGGAATATATTCACCGTTTATCTCATTACCTATTAAAGAGTTACCTATCCAATCACCACCAAAAGCACCTGCCTTACTTAATCCGATAGCCTCTCCCATATTAGAAGCATAAGGTACAGCCATATTAGCCACAGTCATAGCCGATAAATCAGCTAAAGGATTAACGCCTTGAGAGTAATCACCCAGACTAATAAGACCATGTCCCAGCATACCACCACCAGCTAAAAAGTTAAGACCTTGAGATATTTGTCTTCCACCTACTAAATCATCATCTAAATTCCACCAATCTCTAAAGCCTTGCTCTGGTGTTCTAGGTACGCCTGGAGGTGTATCAACACCACCATCACCACCACCTCTATTATAAATGTCAGTACCAATCTGAATAGGGGTAACTTCAGGAACACCATACTCAACACCACGTAGCCATTGAGGTATATCACCATCAGCAGTAAGCATACCCTGCTCTGCCATATTAGCTTTTAGATTGTCTAGTGCTGTGGACATTAAGCTGTTCTCTTCCACATATATACAGTGATGTATGGAGGCATATTATTATGAGCGTCACCACTACCAGTGTTTGAAGTGTTGTAGTAGTTACCATCACCACTAGCACTTGAACTAGCATCATAGGAAAAAGCACCACCATATTCAGATATATCGTTATTCATTCCGTTAATATTTAACTGGTCATCACCACACCATATATGCTTATGCACAGGCATCTCTGCTGTTGTTAATGTATGGGTTTCAGAACCACCAGTAGAGCCGTTAGCGTGTGAAGAGTTTTCACCTAATAACATTCTACCTTCACCAAACTCAACCCAAGTAGTGCTAGCCATCCCTAGTAAAGTAGCAGGATTTGTACTGCTTGTAGCGTTCATATAAATAGAGCCTATAGGATATACAGTTGTCAAGTCAACCGCAGCTACTGCTGTAGTTACATACTCAGTCGTAGCTACCTGTGTAGTATTAGTTCCAGCAGTTGCTGTTGTAGCACTGAAGGTTTCACCAGCAGCACCATTAATTTCAGCTTTTGTATTAACTGCTGTTTGTACTGCTGTAAATTCTGTATTAAAGTCACCACCTGATATTACCTTGGCTGCATCGGAATCAGATAAGGCATCTTTACCTGACCAAGCTACCGCTATTGTATAGTTACTCATCGTATTTTCCCTTGTTTATATAATAAAGTTAAAGTTTGCAATGATGCTACAAATCCTTTTGTTTCTGCACTCATTTCAATCTGTAAGAATTTAGCTGACCCTGTTAGATTTAATTGATATTCTTTTAAACCATATACAGGGGCATATTTAGAACTAGCAGCGTGTAATGATGCTGTGTGTGTATGTGATACAGCAGTACCAGTACCTGTACCAACACCTGTAGCTTTAAAAACAATACCTACCGTGTTAGCTGAAGCACCAATAGATGTGAAACTTGTAGTACCTACAGTTGCAATCGCATAATAGTTACCGATAACAAATGCACCAGCAGTAGTAGTAGTTACTGTCGTTGTTCCATACAAGGCTGTACTAGCACCCCACAGTGAGGTTGTTCCTGTAGTTGTAGGATTTAACTGGAACGATAAAGTCTTAGATGCGATGGTATTAAAGTCTCTATACCACTTCAAACCAACAATAGTTCCTGAACCACCACTGATAACAGCTTTTAGTTTCTTTAATAGTGCAGCTATGGCTGAATCACCTAAATTTAACCACGTTGTTAAGAATGTGCCACTATAAGAATCTGATGTATAAGTGCCTCCACTTATATAATCCTTATCATAGTAGCCCTCATAAGTAGCAACTGATCCTACTTTTTGACCTATTAATAATTCTTTAGATTCAGTATAAGTAAAGCTAGACGGTTCTCTATTACTATCAAAAGACCAAGTGGTTAAACGAGGTGTACCTGAAGGTGTTTCATGTTTAATATCAAACACATAAGTGATATTTTTATCAACAAAAGATAGGATATAAGTGCCTTCAGTTTCTACATAAACAGCCTTAACATTAGAACTTTGTGATATATGTCTGGTTAATGTATCTTTAATTGTTAAAGATAAATCTTGTAAAGGTAGATTATCTTTTTCTGTAGTTCTATTTAAAGATCTAACACCTGTTCCAGATAAGAAATATAAGTCATCACCAACAGATTGTACTGAATCCCTAGACACACACCCAATACCTGAGATAACTTCATCTAATGACATCGTAGTAGGCTCAGAAGGGCCAGAGTAAATAGCAATGTGATGCTTACCAAAGACCACTAACTTACCGTAGAAGGCATTAATAGAGACTATTACATCTGTACCCCATACTGTCTTCAAGTCTATTACACCAGAAGAACCACCTGTCCAGGTATCTCCAAGTAATAAATCAGAATAATAAACTACATCTTTCTCTTCAGTAATACCACCAACCCAGTTTCTACCGTAGTAACCCATTCCACAGCTAGGGTCGAATGTTGTTACACCTGTAGGCTTGTTAGTTGTTACCGCCCAAGAGCCAGAGGTGAATTTAATAGGTGGGTTTCCAACTTGGAATCCGTATATTTGATTATTAAAGTTTAAGAATTGCCAGTCAGATGCAGTACCTGCTGTAAATACATCAGTCCAAGGACTGTCTGGGGTAGTGAAGTCCACAGTATAAATCTTAGTACCCACACCTGTACATATCTTAGTAGCAGAGCCAGATTTATGCTCAATGATAGAACCTATTGGCAATGGAGCTGAGGCAGTACCATCGGTATTAGCTAAGACATTCTGCTTTAAACCTTTTCTAAAGGATATACGACCTGATTCTCTAAGAACAATATTATCTGCTTTAACCAACCAACTAGGATCTAACGTAACAGGATTAGCTTGAAGGTTTAGACCGTTTAGTCCTATATTATCTAAAGGCTTATATTGTAACTTAGCTGACATACCAGTCACTCTCATATTGAGTATTACCACTATCAACCATAATAGATTGATTAAGAATTTCTTTGTATTCCATAGCTATAACAGTAGATTGAGTACCACCATCTTCCCCTCTCTCAGCAACTGCTCTCATCCAAGAACCAATAACTACAGGCTTATTCGGGATCTTAATCACAGTGGAAGCTGTCTTTAATTCATCTTGATACTTAACCATATCAAATGAAATGGTTTGTACTGAATTAGGTTTAGGCTCTAAATCTACTTTTAAATTATTAGAAGAGTCAGCACCATTGAAAGCGTAGTACATAGGCTCACCAGAGTTCTCACTAGGATAAATAGTGGAGTTGATATACTGTCTTGATACTTGTACTAGATTAGCACCAGTAGATTGATTAATAACATCAATAATCTTAATCTCTTGACCAGAGGATAGATTGTAGTTTCTAGTACCTGATACGGTAGCTATATCTTTAGTTTCACGAAGGACTAACCAATCGTGATACATCTCAATGTTACGCTTAGAGTCATTAATCAGTGAGCCAATAACTTTTTGATAATCAGTTACTGTTGTGCTATCATTGATATTACCCGACCAGTCGGTAGCAATGGTTTCTTCTCTCAACCTGATTAGGACTTCATTAATGAGTTCTCTAAAGGTCATAAGGTTCTCCGTTTGTTGACATTATAATACTAAATTCGTAGTTAAATCAACTACTTACCTGTCTTTTTCTTAGCAGGTGCTTTCTTAGCAGGTTCTTTAGGCATTTTATATCTTAACATTTTCTTCTCCTATTTATTACAATTACAATCACATACTAATGTCTGTGGCTGTGCTTTAGTTACATCTTGAGCAGGGAACATCATCTTAGAGCCTGTCTGAAACATCTGCTGTGGCATATTAAAGAAGGCTATTGCCGTCATTGACACAAGCATAGCAATAAACAATATCAATCTACTCATCACTTCATTCTATGGTGAACATAAACCCATACAGGTAGTTGTTCTGTACCTACATTAACCACCATAACCAAGCATATTAACAATAGCAATTACTGCGAATATACCGATTACTGCAAGAGTAGTTTTACTCATTGATTTAATCTTGTTAATTAGTTCTTCCATCACTCACTCCTTATCTTGTTCAAATACAACTTCTCTGTACTTGTTCTTAGCTTCGTTATAACCCCACCTTCTAGTTATAAGTGGAACTAGAACATTAGTG